ATGATATGGTGGACTGTACAAGCATGGCTCTCAACCGCTTCAGGAATGGGGGGTTCATTAGTTTGCAGTCTGACTATAAGGATGACAACAACTATGCGGCTCGCAAAGCGGCGTATTATTAAGGAACGACATGACGACGCAGAAATTTATGGGGAAGAATCAGATGCTCGATCGCCTTGCGGCGCAAGTGGGTAACAAAGAGTCCGCCATTAAAATTTTGCAACAACGTGGACACCTCAAAGCGGATGGTAAGACCTGGACAGCAGAAGGCGCTAAACGCAACGCAATGACAGCGCAAGAACGTGCGCTAGACCGCGCAAGTAAAAGCAGTGGCAAAAAACCCTCTGCGTATAAATATGACCCAAGCACTAACCGTGCGACACTTAGGAAATAACATGGCGATCGATAAAGCACTCTATACAAACTCCGTTCCTGTTCAACCACAGGGAGGCCAACCCGATTTCAGTATTGAGATTAATAATCCAGATATGGTGACACTAGACGACGGAAGCGTGGAGATCACGATCGAGCCCGGAGACGGGCAAGCAGGAGATGAGGAGTTTGATACCAATCTTGCTGAGCTTGTTGATGAGGGATATCTCTCTGAACTGGGCGGTAATTTACTTGAAGATTACGACAATGATATCTCTAGTCGCAAGGACTGGGAGAAGACTTATACAGAAGGCTTAAAGCTACTGGGTCTAAATTACGAAGAGAGGACTGAGCCTTGGAACGGTGCGTGTGGTGTGTTCCACCCCATGCTGACAGAAGCGGTTGTTCGCTTCCAAGCCGAAACCATCATGGAGACTTTCCCTGCCGCCGGACCTGTAAAGACGGTGATTATCGGTAAGCAGACCCAAGACGTAGAAGACGCGGCTAAACGTGTGGCTGATGATATGAATTATCAGTTGACTGAGGTGATGGTCGAGTACAGACCCGAGCATGAGAAGATGCTGTGGAATTTGCCAATCGCAGGTTCTGCGTTCAAGAAAGTGTATTACGACCATAACCTAGGTAGACAGGTGTCGATGTTCGTTGCCGCTGAAGATGTGATTTTGCCTTACGGCACATCTGAGATGACCCTTGCTCCGCGCGTAACCCACCGCATGAGAAAGAACGAGAATGACCTGAAGAAGCTCATTCTTGCAGGGTTTTACATGGACGTTGAGCTTGGCGACCCAAGCAAAACAGTAGATGAGATCCAGAAAGCCAAGGATAAAGAGACTGGGTTTAGCGCATCGTTCGATGACCGCTATCAACTGCTTGAGATGCAAGTTGAGCTAGATATTCCCGGCTTTGAAGATAAAGACGAGGACGGTGAGCCAACTGGAATTGCACTGCCTTACGTGGTGACTATTCTCAAAGATACCCAAGATGTAATCTCGATCAGACGCAACTGGAAAGAAAAAGACAAGAACAAAAAGCCACGCCAACACTATGTGCACTACCAGTACATTCCCGGGTTTGGAGCTTACGGCTTTGGCTTGATTCACTTGATTGGTGGTGCGGCAAAGTCAGCTACATCCCTCACAAGGCAACTGATCGATGCAGGAACGCTGTCTAACTTACCAGGTGGTTTGAAAACCAGAGGCTTGCGTATCAAGGGTGACGATACACCGATCGCACCGGGCGAGTTCAGAGATGTGGACATCACAGCAGGTTCACTCAGAGACAGCATCGTGCCGCTTCCTTACAAAGAGCCAAGTCAAGTTTTACTGGCATTGATGAATCAAGTGGTAGATGATGCAAGACGCTTTGCGGCACTTGCAGATATGAAGGTTGCCGATATGGACGGCAACTCTCCCGTGGGTACAACCCTTGCGATTTTAGAGCGTATGCTCAAGGTAATGAGCGCAGTTCAGGCACGCTTGCACTACTCGATGAAACAAGAGTTGAAGCTCTTGGAAGACATCATTAAAGAGATCATGCCCGAGGAATATGCGTATGTACCTGATGGTCCACGCGGATCCAAAGCAAAACTGTCTGATTACGACAATGTAGATATCATTCCTGTCAGCGATCCGAACGCGGCAACGATGAGTCAGCGTGTGGTGCAGTACCAAGCGGTCATGCAAATGGCCCAACAAGCCCCACAAATCTACGATTTACCCCAATTACACCGCCAAATGTTGAATGTTTTGGGCGTAAAACACGCAGAAAAGCTCATTCCGATTGAAGATGACATGCTCCCAATTGACCCAGTTTCTGAGAATATGGCGATTATTAAGGGCAAACCAGTCAAAGCTTTTATCGAACAAGACCACTCAGCGCATATCCAGACGCATATGGCCTTCTCACAAGACCCCCATTTAGCTCAAATGATGGGTCAAAATCCACAAGCGCAGATGCTTATGGCGGCAATGCAAGCGCATATTGCCGAACACATTGGGTTTGCGTACAGACAACAGATCGAACAACAACTTGGGGTACCACTTCCACCCCCAGACGAGCCGTTACCACCACAAACAGCGGCTCAACTTGCGCCCCTTATTGCTCAGGCGGCTCAACAATTACTGCAAAGCAACCAGAAACAACAGGCCCAACAGCAAGCTCAACAGCAACAGCAGGACCCAGAGACACAGATTGCAATGCAAGAACTTCAGATCAAACAAGCCGAGCTCCAGATCAAACAAGCAAAGCTCAAGCTCGATGCCGCCGCGCAAGCAGACAAGATCGATACAGAACGCGCGCGTATCCAGTCACAAGAAAAAATCGCCGGTATGCAAGTCGGCGCCAAAGTTGCAGGTGACAAAATGCACCTTCAATCGCAAGAGCACTCCCACGGCGTTGACGTTGGGGTAGAAATTGCGAAACACCACGCAGAAATGCGCAATTCCGCTATGCAAGTAGCGCAACAAAGGAGTTTGAATGAGTCAGGAGATGGAGGTTCTAAAAAAGAAGATTAGGATGCGAATGAATGAGGTAGCCGACGTTATATCGACGGGCGGCTGTTCTTCGTTTGAGTCTTATCAAAAACTTTGCGGGGTGATCGAGGGACTGGCCTACGCAGAGAGAGATGTTATCGACCTCGCAGAAACAATGGAGAAAGCAGACAATGAGTAATTTAATTCTACCCCCGGGCGTTCGTTCAGTTAGCGATAACCCAAGCGACGCACCTGAGCAGGAGAATATCCCAATCGAGGATAGAGCAAAGCAGTTACCCGACCCCAAAGGTTGGATGATTCTTGCGGCTGTTGTTGAGTCAGCAGACAACTTCGATAACAGTGTCCTTGTCAAGTCAGACATTACAAAGCGCATTGATGAGCAAACCTCACCGATATTATTTGTGATGAAGCTTGGCCCAGAGGCTTATATAGATAAGACCAAATTCCCAAGCGGTCCCCGCTGTGCGGAAGGCGATTTTATTTTGACTAGGCCTTATGCCGGAACCAGAGTAAAGATTCACGGTAAAGAATTCCGCTTGCTCAATGATGACCAAGTAGAAGCAACTGTGCAAGATCCCCGCGGCGTTAGCCGTGCTTAAGGAGTAATATATGGCAGGAAAATTTAGAGGGGATACGTTTAAGTTCCCTGATGAAGTCTCGGTTAAAGCGCCTCTATCAGACGAGAAGCTAGACATTGAGATTGAAGGAGCAGAGACTGAGGTTGCGGTGGAAACACCGGATGATCCCAGAAAACCACAACCGGTTGTAAAGCCCAAGGCGAAGGATAAAGATGCGCCCGAGATTGAGATCGTGGATGACACCCCCGAGGATGTCAAACTCCATAAGCCTCTCAAAGAGCCAGTCGGAGACCCAACCGAAGACGAATTAAAGTCTTATTCAGATAACGTCCGCAAGCGAATTGAAAAGCTCACACATGCTCGTTACGATGAGCAACGGGCCAAAGATGCCGCCCTGCGGGAAAAAGCTGAACTAGAGAAGATTGCCCAATCTATCGTAGACGAGAACCGCAAACTACAGGAATATGTACAGAACGGGGAAAAAGCCTATATAGAGAAGGTGCAAGCACTAGCCAAGGTGGAAATGGACGCGGCTAAGGAAAGGCTTACCAAAGCCTATGAAGCAGGGGATGCCAAGGCATTAACTGAAGCCCAAGAGCAAATGATGCTTGCCGGTATGAAAATACAACAAGCAGAAAATTTTAGGCCAACCCCTTTACAACAGCATCAAAATGTAGTACAGTCCACTCCATCGGCTCCCCAAACGCCGTCAGCACCCAAACTGGATAGTAGAACATCTGCATGGATGGAAAAAAATCCTTGGTTCGGTGATGACAAAGCTAAAGCTATGACTAGCTATGCGATGGGACTGCATCAAGAATTAGTAGACAAGTATGGTGAGGACTTTGCCCGAACCGATGAATACTTCTCACAAATCGACGCTGAACTGCGTCGCACCTTCCCGACAAAATTCGAAGATACCGAACATACGTCGAGAGAAACTAAAAGAATCCCCGCAACAACCGTTGCGCCCGCAACTCGTGCTACGTCTGCGAAGAAAATTCGTTTGACGCAAACGCAAGTAAGTATTGCCAAGAAACTTGGTGTACCCCTTGAAGTTTATGCTAAACACGTTGCACAACTGGAGAAATAATATGACTGAAATCAATCGTACCGCCCGTAAAGCTGAAACCCGTGATACCCAAAAACGTACTGGGTGGCAACAAGCGAGCACTCTTCCAGACCCCGATCCAAGACCGGGACTTGTGCATAGATGGATTGCGACAGCTATCCTAGGGCAAGCAGACCCAGTGAACGTATCCAAAAAGATGCGCGAATACTGGGAGCCATGTAAAGCAACAGACTACCCTGAAGTTTCAATTCCGGGTGACAAGAATGGGAACATCGAAGTCGGTGGACTTATGTTGTGTGCGTCCCCAATGGAAATCCAATTGGAAAGAAACGCTCATTATGCTAAACAGGCGCAAGCACTTACAGACTCTGTAGATACGAAGTTTTTAGGTCAGTCAGACCCGAGGATGCCCGTGTTTTCGGAGAAAAAATCAGGAGTCACTCGTGGCTCTGTATTCGGAAATGGTTCATAAACTAGGAGCTTAAAAGATGGCATATCCAACTGTCTCGGCACCATACGGTCTAAAGCCTGTCAATCGCATTGACGGCCTCCCATATGCAGGTGCCTTTCGTCAGATCCCCATTGCCGCAGGTTACGCTACCGCTATTTGTAATGGCGATACTGTAAAACTGAGCGGTGGGTATCTCGTTGCTGATACTGCAACTAACAACGCTACACCAGTCGGTGTGCTCGTTGGCTGTACGTATATCAACTCCCTCGGCCAAACGACTCGCAGTCAGTTCTACCCTGCAAGCGCTTCGACTTCAACTAACTTGGCTTATGGCTACGTTATTGATGATCCGATGGTGCTCTTCAGAGTAGCTGTTGTGACTTCTGGTACCACAATGGGTACTGTTCAGCGTTCAGTCGTTGGTCAGAACTTCCCCTTCGTGCAAAACGCAGGAAACACCACAACAGGTGACTCCGCAATCGGCGTTTCAGCGACTGGTTCAGGTACTACTGCCACGATCCCCGCGCGTATTATTGACGTTGTTCCAGATACTTCTTATATCAGCGGCGGTAACGTCGTATATCCAGAAGTGCTGATCCGTCTCAATACACAACAGTACAACAACACCACTGGTGACGCATAATCCAAGGAGCATATAAATGGCTATTTCACGCGCACAACTATTGAAAGAGTTGCTCCCCGGACTGAATGCACTATTCGGAATGGAGTACGCTCGTTACGGCGAAGTAA